AATACTAAGCCCCGTGCCAGCTCATCCCGGGATCAAATAGTGTTATTTGATCATAAGACAATATAATTTATTGGGCTTATCTCTATTGGGCCTTCCTAGGCCTCTTGAACTGATCCACACCGCTGCGCGGAGTAGTATGAAAGTGGGAAGTAATTACAATTATTGCCATTAGTGTCTATAGTTGTCTTCTTCATTGTTTATCTACAGACAACGGAAATAAAAACACAACAACACATACATAACGCTATATTATTAAAATAATATATCCCAAATCTCTATTACAGTATTGTTGAACATTACACAAGAACAAACTTCTAACTAAAAACTCCACCGCTAACTGGAGGATTTGATACACCAACTGGGTTTGAGGAACGCCGAGCATCCCAATTCCTCTCTCTTTCAGGACCTGTATCTTCAAACGGAGTTCTTGTTAATGTAGACGCAACCTTCCTCTTCATCAACGATGAAGAACTTAACCACGCCTCTAACGTCTTCTTAATAAATCCAGGAATAAAACACGCACACATAATACAAACCCAGAGAACGACGATGCATACCATAATTAACAGCACAATACCAATAATATATAACGCTTGTCGTCTCTTCTCTGAATCTTCCATACCGACGTCTTGATAGCCTTGATAATAATCTGGATCCACCATTAATGTCTTCAGCAGTTCCCAACAACTAGACGATTAAACAATTGGTTCAATAGTGTTGCGTATTTATGAACGAATGAATGCAAGCTTCTTCTGAAAGCCAAAGCTGTTGATCATTGTGAACCATTCATTTAAAGTAACGCACATGGGGTAAAGTAGCTGTCGGCCATTATTATTCTTTACTTTGCTTCGGAACGAAGCAAAGTATAATGTCTACATTCAGTGCGTTTTGAGTTAGTGGAGTAAGGGGTCCACCATCCACTATCTACAGTTAGAGCCACGTCATGACTCCGCTGATCCTGGCACGGGGGT